TGATATCGCATCGCCGGTTTGATGTAAAGCCCCACCATTAAATACTGATACGCCCTGTAATGGACCAACACTAGCACTTATTGTTGCATAGATACTATTGTTGCTTGTAAGTGCAACTCTTTCATAATCTTGAAATGTTCCGTCAATGTCCAACAAATATAATTCATCAACAAGAACACCACCGGAAAATACAGTCTTAATCTTATCAACACGCGCTGATGCGCCGCTTGTCAATCCAGTTACGCTTTGTCCTAAAAATTGAGTTAATGTTGCAGTTCTTGGAATTGAAACTCTAATCGTTGTTTCTTTTATCCATCGACCATCTGATGCGCGAAGTATATCCTCGCCTGGATAATAGAAATCAATTTCTTCATTAAAAAGGACGCGGAACAATAAACGATAAGATAACTCAGAACCTCTTGCTCTGTAGATATCTTTAATATGTTTAGCAAGTTTCTTTCGATCAGCAAGTATCGATTTAGGAATTGATTGTAAAATTTCTTTATCAAAATAATTTAAATATTTGTTGTATGTTGCATCAATATCTTGATAATTTAATAGATTCTTTGAAACTTCAATTGCATTGTTTGCTTGCTCAGTCCATTCATAATATGCTTTTAAGAATGCAACAAGATTTGGTCCTTCATCGCGAACGAAGAAAGGAAACTGTTGTTCTATAAGATTCGATATTTTTTTATCAGTAGACATTAATTAGTATACCACTGGATATAAACCTGAATCGATAGCGTAAGTAGATACACCTTGTGTTGTAGCTGTTCTTGTTGTAGCAGCAACCAATGTTGTTGCTTCATCGATCACAGTTACCTTTGCATTACTAATTAATAATATTTGATTTCTTACTGCACTAATATCATTTTTCACTGGTGTTGCAAAAATAGAAATATATGAACCAGAAATTGCGGATGGCAAGAAATTAGATAATGTAACCAATCCTGTTTTATAATTAACAGTTCCTGCATTTGAATCTAAATACGCCACAGTATCAACTGATAGTTGATACCAAATTCTCATTGTTCCTTCACCATCATCATCTAAGTATGCAGTTTTCCCTTGATATGTAAACGCAGATGAAGAAATGTAATGCGCACCAGAGTGTGTTGCATGACCAGAAGAAACTGGCTCTCTAATTACATTATTAAAAGCAATATTGTAAGCAGAAGTAGTTGTTGTACTTGGAGTAAATCTTTTCTCCATTTGTACATCAACTAATGCACTTTTAATTGAAGTATCAGAATCAGTAATTGTTTCAATAAATTTTGAATATCTAAATTTTTTGTTCTCAAAGTTACCAAGATTATTTGTTTCAAAATTTGTAATTGCAGTTAATACTTTATCTTGAACTTGTGTAGCATTTAATGTTGTCAATGAAGAATCATAATAAACATCTATTGTTGGTTTAACATACAAGAATGTAGCATCAACAAACTCAGGATCAATTGACAACACATTATATTTTTTCAATTGTGTTTTAATTGTTGTTTTTCTATCAGATGAAATTGTATTACCAGATGTTGGTTTGATTGAAATATAAACCTTACCATAAATTGCTGGTGTGTTTTGCTCTCCGCCCCATACACTTATTGAATTAAAATCAGCATTGTCGCGTAAGATAATTCTTTTATAATCTTCAGCAAGAACAGCTCTGTTTTGTGTCTCAAAATTCTTTGGTGCATTAAATTTAATTGACTCAATAGACTCGTTAGCTGCGCCGCCGGAGGTTGCAGCATTTACTGTAACTGTGAATGTTGAATACCCAGCCAACGTAGATGGATTTGTAAATGTAGAAATACCATTACCCTCTGTGGTATTACAAACTCTATAATTTACAATTACAATATTTCCATTGTTAAGTGTTTTGCCAATTACACCATCGCCAAAATATACCTCATATTGATTGTTTTCTACTTCTTGTAAAAAGAAAACAGGAGAGGTAGCTGTAACTTCACTAATATCACTTGCAAGCGTATGTGTTACTGATGAGCTATCAACAGAAGATTCTTGAACGACCACAGAAATTGAAGTTGTATCAACATTTTCATTTGGAATAATATAACGAACTGGATTACTTGTATTGACTGTCCAACGATGCGTTACTGGTCTTCCTTCAGTGATTGTAATTGTGCCTGAATAATTTTGATCTGCAGTAAATGAATATGCCTGAGGCGTTACAAACTTGTAGGTAATACCATCAGATGTAGCAGTCCATTCAGTGTTCTTTGCAATCGTGACAGAAGTTGGAGAATCTGTAGGTGTGATGGTTACAGTTAATGTTGTTGATGCTCCTCTTGCAGAGCGAGTAACATAATTCAACATCTTTGCTCTTGAAACTACGCTCTCTCTGAGTTGAGCAGAGTCCAAAAACATTTCATTTCCAACCATGCTTGTATAGAAGGCATTTTGATATGTATTGTATGCTAACAAATCAAGTAGCATAGAAATCGTAGAACCCTCAAAGTTATAATCTGTGAATTCAGGCTTTGAAGAAATATACGTTTTTAAAGATGATTTAATATTATCAAAATCTAACTCTGTAACGCTAATAGTAGATTCTGCCATTTATCTAACTCTTTCTAATAAAACATTAACTATGATTGGTTCTGGATCATTCTTAATTCTAAAGATAATTGTTGCATTCAAAGCATTTGAATCATGATTTGCACTTACTTTGATGTCATCAATAATTGCTCTTGGTTCATAATTATCTAATACTTGACGAATATTTTTTGAAATATTGAACTCTGTAATAGAATCCATATTTTCAAACAATTGCGATAGAACATCACCGCCTAAAACTGGATTGTATGGTCTCTCATAAAAATTAGTTAAAACAAGATTTTTTACACTTTGTTTTACTGCTTCACGATTTACCAAAGCCTTGACATTACCAGTAACTGGATGAGCAGTAAACTTTAAAGGTATATCTTTAAATACTGGTTCTTTAAGTTCAGGCATGTTATTTCTCTTTTGTTTTTATTATTTATAATGAGTTATGCTTCTTTGACATTCTCACATTTATTAGCTGAAGGTCTTGATGGATCATCTGGACAGCTATGATCTGTTCCTTCGTCATGACGGCTGTATGTGTCAGCACCAATATGTTCCCATTTGTCGCCATCAAAACGAATGTGAGATTCTTTTGCAACAGTTCTATAATAATTACCAGAAACTTTTAAATTTAAATCGCCATCAACAATTAAATTCATATTACCTGTTACATGTATTTGATCATTTCCTGTTACTGAACGCCAACCATTTTTATGTTGGGTAACAATATCACCATTTTTATGTATTTCTATAAACGTACCTGACTTATGATACACATGAATACGTTCAGCATTTTCAGTATCATCAATTTCAATTAAGTGACCAGATTCTGATTTATATGTATGATTTGTTGGATATTTTCCTGCATATGGGTCTGCTGGTTCATTAATAGTAGAATCTGGGGTTTTTGTGATGTTGTTTATACCACGTGCTCTTGAATCAACATCATGCGTTTTAGCGTCTGGAATACCTGCAATTGTCCCCATAATTACGGGTTTCTGTGCTTCTTTTCCATCTGCAAAGAAACCTACAACCCAAGAACCTATTTGAATGCCAGTTGGCGACCTACCAACTTCATTAGATGCTGAAGAAGTAATTGGTTGAATTGGTTGCGCCCAAGGCAAATCTGCCGTAGGTAGTTCAGATAAATTATCTGTGTGCCAACCATAACAACGTACTCGCACACGACCAAGTTGTAGAGGGTCAGCACGATCCTCTACAACTCCATACCACCATACAAATTCTTCACCTAAGTTTTTCATTCTTCTGATTCCATATCATCTGTAGTCAATTTTACTTCCTCGCCGACAACGTCTTTGGCGTATACATCTTTTACACATTCCATAACAGTAAAAAAGTTTTCATCTGCACTATTGATATTATGTCTTACAGCTGTAACAAGAAAACGATTGCCAAATAATAAATTATCTTTCCCCATATAAAGATCATTTTGAGTGTTTTGTGGAATGTGTAAATTTACAACATTCCCAATTTCAATTGTAGTATTACCAGGAATTGTAACTTCAAGAACAATGTTATTTAATTGCAATCTAGATGCATGATCATATTTTAAAAAGTTATGTAATCTTCTTGGGTTTCGTATTTGCGGATCAGTGTTTTTAGCATTACTCAAAAGTGGATTATTTTGATATTCATTACCAATATTACTCATAATATATAATGTTTTTGTTGTACCAGCATCATTAGCATAAATTGATTTTTTCGAAAACAAAGATTTATTTTTCTCTGTGTGACTGATACTATTAAAATTTTTACTGTAAGTAAAATTATCTGTAGTAAATCTTTTTAGAATAGGATCAATTGTTTCGACATTATGAAATAACATTCCTGTTGAAAATCTTTCTAATGTGTCAAATTGTCTAAGTCTAGTAACATTCATAATAATTTGGTATGGTTTAATACCTGACTCTTTTTTGTCTTGTCCTTCTAATGCTGCATCAGCAAGATAAAAATCATCTACTTTATTTTGAGTTAGCAAATAATCAAGAGTTTTAAAATGCCAGCCATTGTACCCTTCATAAAAACAAAAGTTTGATGCTAGACTCGCATCTTCATATTCTGTTGTTTGCGAAGGAGTACTGTATTTGTTAAAATCATAAGTATTAATAAAACCTCTACTTTTTCCTTGTGTTTCAGTTGTCACTTGACGAATTGCATTAAAAGGATTGACATTAGGAAAAACAATAGATTGACTGTTTGATGAATCTTGTAAGAATAGTTTCTTTTCACGAACAATACCAAATTCTTCCTCTGGTTTTAAAAAAGAAGAGTATATTGATTTAATAATATTATCGCCAGTTAAATCTACATATGATTTGTTTACGGATTTTCTTCCATTATTAATTAGTTCCAAAGAACAACCACACAATACAAATGCTTCTGATTGTCTAGAAATTTGATTTCTATCTTTTACACTGTATACTCGAAAAGAATATTGTAACAATTCCTCTGTTCTTGGCGTCTTAAATCGAATAATTAAAAGTTCATCACCAACAATTGGTGCCATTTCAATTAGACCTTTGGAGTCTAAAATAGCAAGTTCACAATAAGAACCATACTGATATAAATCATGAAAAATAACAAACTCTTGAGCAACACCCTCAAGAGGAACAACTGTTCCATTGTATGTTATTAAATCGATGCTTCTTACATCAACATCATTTCGCTTTGCCATTATTCAAAAATACTTTCTACTTCTGTCAATAATAATGATAGATAATCTCTATGAAGAATTTTTAAATTTCTCTTTGCATCATTGAGTTCTACCTCATATGTGTATGAGTCTACTTCTCTCTTTTCCCCTATAGGCAACGCGGCGTATGTTGTGCTATCAACATTTATTTTTTTCTCAGGGATAATTGTACCATCATATAAAATTTCATTTGATTGATATATCCATTCATAGTGATGGACTTGCTGTTGTGCAGTTTCCACAGCGCCATATTTTGATTTTATAAAATTAACAAATTCTTGATAATCCAAAGGCAAGTCATATTGTGGGTCTATAATGTTATTTGTCAACATAATTACCCAATCTAATGAAACATCACCATAATATCTATCAGCAACAAATTGCAATGTATGCCCCTCTTGTAAGTTGTGACTGTGAAATAATACTGTTTTATTATTTAAAGCATCTAAAACTTTAAAACGCACAAGAGGATTTTGAATTACTTTATTTGCACCATTTTTCAATAAATCATATTGAATTGTTGGATGGTTTCGAAAGTAGAAAGCCATTGTATTTTACCTGTTTGAATTTAGAATGGATTGTTTGGTCAATGTTGTGACTTCTTGGAATGATAAACCAATTTGAATTGATACCGGAACCTTGTATGTTGTATCATTGTCATCTACAACAGAATCTTGTTTGGTGAAATATAAAGGTTGTCCTTCTGCATGGTAATTAACAGAAACATTTTTGAGTACAGATGGACCGATATTAAATAAAAACTTATCATGATGAAATTCAATA